AAATGTCTTGATCTATTATATCCCCATTTAAATCTATCCAAAAAGTTTGAGACCGTATAAACTTTATTAAAATTAAACTCATAAAAATAGTCTTCGCAATTAATCGCAGCCTGTGGGTCAGCATAGTCATTCCAATCTAAACTAAAGGCATATGATTTTAATTGTAATGAGTAGTCAAAATTACTATCATCATATTTACCTGTATCGGTCCAACCGTATTCTCTAATATTAGGAACTAAATAATCGGCTCTTTGAATTGTGTTGTTTTCAACATCTTCGTTTTGATACTGAACCCTAAATCTATATCTACCTTTTGTTGGTATTCCTACAGATGGGTCATTTGATATAACTTGATCTCCAAACTCATTTGTTGTAACGTAGTCTATATTCATTGGTAATTCTACCAACCATGTACCATCGTTGTCAATAACCTTACCACCATTTGGTAAATTGTGTTGTTCCAATATTGGTTGCCCACTACTATCGTAATCTATTGTTTGTCTTATAGATAGTATTTTACCGGGACCTGTTTCTAAATCACATAAATTACCTACATTTTTTTTAGGTTTACAATTAGACCTTAAAAAATCTTCATTAGATGTTGAAAAAATTGATCCCATAAAAACTGCTTGTGGTTTTATTTCAATACCCAAATCTCTTAAATCAAAATCGGTTCTTGTAATTCCAATATTACATAAATCATTTTCACCCCAAAAAGGTGTAACATCAATATTTCTAACAAAATTTACAATTTGTGGTAGGGAGGATAAATCTTCAGAAGATTTAAAATTTTCGCCATCAAACTGTTCAGGAACCCCTAAACCTGTTCTTACCAAATCTTTTGGTCTTAATGAAAAACACCCCATATCCGATAGGTCTAAATCCATCACAATTGTTTGTATACCTAATGGTACTCCCACAATCATAAAATCACCACTATCATTAGTTGTTGTTGTGTACTTATAATATTTTTCGTAAACTTCTAATACCTCTATTCTTGTTAAAACATCTTCTTTATCGGGAAATGTACCTGTTGGTGTGTGTCCTCCATAACTTTTTTTATAAGGTAGTAAATTATATCTATAACCATCTTCGTTTTTACCTGTTGGTGTTTTATATGGGTATAGACTTGATATTACAGGGTCGTTTTCATCTATTTGATCTAATGGGATAAATACTGACACGGTTGCGTTAGGAATACCGTACCCACCGTTTACAATAACTCTACCTGCAACAACACCGTAGTCTGCGCAAAATCTTGTGTAGACATCACTTTGCCTTAATTTTAAAGATAGTATTTCTAAAAAATCAAAGTCTTGATTAATATTGATTCTTATATTTTTGTCGGCACCTACCTGTGTTTTTAACCTGTAACTTTTGGTCATCTTTTCTTTTAAAAATAAATAGTTATGTATCTATTTTTAAAGATAAGTGAGATAAGGTTAAAATAAATAATCCTAAGAAAAGTCAACCGACTTTAGATTTTTAACCCTAACCTTTATGTCTTTATTATTATAACGGATTTGATAAATTTGATCGGGTTCTGCAAAAATAGTATCATCTATTAATTCTATTTGTCTTGTTTCGGTATCAATATATCTTTGTGATGTTTGTGATGACGAATATTGTCCCCCGACTTTATTAAATACTTTTATTTCTGTTAATGATATAACTCCGGCAGTATTTTGAACCAATCTTCTAACATCAGAAACATTAACGTTTTGTCCTAATTCTTTATTTTTAGGGTCCATATAGTTAGATACTTGATCAATAATTTCAGTAATTACTTGTCCTTGATTTTGTGTTGATTCTAATACCACAAAAAGTTCAAACTCTAAATCTATTACTTTAGCAACATCAACCGCAATATAATCATTTATCATTCTATATTTAGAAAGATATGTGGCCAAATTAGATTTTAAATTATTTGATACCACTTGTGTTAATTTACCTGAAGTGTCGTAAGATAAAATTTGAACGTTAATTTTATTGTTTTTTTCTGTAATTGACACTTTTGCAGGTGCTCCGAAATTACCTGGCATCGTATCAATTAATGATTTATAATCATTAATGGTTACTGCTCTTTTTTGTGCTGAAAAGTTAAACGAAACCATTTGTCTAACCTCTTCTGTTGAAGGTGGATTTGCCCCGCCAATAGCCGCAGTAACATTATTACACGATAAAGATTGTTGAACATTTCTATTTATTAAATCTGATGGTCCTGTCACTGAAAAATCTATAGTACCAACTTGATTAATAACTCCAACACCAACATTTGTGGCTAAACCACCACCAACCCTATATTGGATAAATAAAGTCGTATTTGGTCTAACAGTCAAACCTAAACCAATATTATTTTGATATTTATTTATATCTAAAGGAATACCTGTATTTGTAAAACTTTTTAATTGTTCGTTTGGTGTTGTTGTTCCTCCACCAAACTGAACTTTCATAAACCCTTCAGGGGTATATTCAGTAACAAATCTTTGATCTGTTTTAATATATTTACCAACTTTAACCCCACTACTATCAGTTGGTTTTGTTGGGTCTTCTACAAATATAGTGTCTTCCGCCAAAGCATCAACTTCATACCATTTATTGTTAGTTGCGGTTAAAAAATCTTGGAATGTTGGTGTACCAGGGTAAGATGTTCCGTCTTTTTGTATGATACCCGTAACACCTAATACGTTTCTTTCAGGTAAAAAAGTATTAAAGAATGGGACCGCATCTACAGGGTTTATCACTTTTTTAAAGACCTTTGTAAAACCATTTACAACAACTTCTCTTTTTGTAATAACATAGTTTACTATTTTATTATTTGCGTCAAATGTTGGTATTTTTGTTCTATTTACAAACCCTTCTTGGTTATATTGTGTTGAGAAGTCTATATCATATACAGTCTCAAATGATGTTCCTCCTCCATTAAATTGAGCCCCTGACCTTAAAATTCCTAAATATCTTACATCTTCAGAGTCTCCAAGTGGTGGAACAGTTATAGATATATCAACAATAGCAACTGATGGTCTATATCCTGGTATTTTTAAACCATACGTTCTTGCAATGTTATATATAGAAGACCTTTGTTGTGCATATTGTAAAACAGTTTCTTGAATACTTCTATCAATATGAAAATGTAAATTATCCGCAACCGCCGCGTTTAAATCCATTAAAACAGAATAAACTGAAGCATCATTAAAGTTTTGTATTAGTTCTGGGTAATACTGTTTAGTGTAGTTAATCAAGTCCTGTCTTAGACCTTCAAAATCTCTTTCAGTATAATTTATTTTATTATTTGCCATTTTAGATGTTAATTATAATAAATTCCCTACTTCCAAATGCCTTTGCTTCGTCTGTGTAGTCAATTTTTAGTTTAGCGGTGTACTCACCAGTATTTTGACCAGGAATTCTAAACACACTTGCTTGTCCAAGTAATTCATAATTTAAATCCCCAGGTGCTTCGTCACTTTCAAGATATGGTTCAATAGAAATACTATTAATTGTTAAATTTGGTATGTATTTTGCAACTTGTTCTTCAATGTCCGTTCTAATACTGTCAAACGTTTCTCCGTCCAACGGTTCAAATATAAACTCATATATTCTTGTTCCAAAGTCAGGTAAATAATATCTAGAACCTTTTCTTGTTAATATTAAATGTAATAAATTACTTCTTATTTCCTCTGAAGTTTCTTCAGACAATGATAGATAAAATCCCTTTTCACTTTGTCTAAAAGGAAAGTTTATTCCATATGTTATTCCGTTTGCCATATAAAATAAATATAATAGTTATGTATTTTGAATAAAGTCTTACATTAAGTTAGAGTATAGTTTGTAAAACTTTTCCGGCATTTCCAAATGGTTGTACCCTTTACCTTCAATTCTTTTGGATGCTCCGCTATCCTCCATTTGTTTAATGTTTTTTCTATATATAGGACAACAACCCCAATTATCCCATTTTGAAATCATTTTAACCTTTGGTGGTAATTTGTCGTATACCTTTGGTGTTGATGGATCTATTAACCCAACAAAATCATAACCTCCGTTTAAATTATCCCAAACGTTAATACCTCCTCTAGAAAACCCACTAACAGATTTTATTCTAAAATCTTTAATTCCTTTATTTTTTAAAATGGTTTTTAATGTTTCTAATGAATTTTCATAATTACTGTATATAACATTTTTGTTATTAAAATAACCTGTGGCCTTTTCTCTCATATATTTAGCACCATATTGTGAACTTGGCATACCACCCCATATAACCGTAATGTCTTTTGAAGTGGGGTTTTTCATGTCAATTATATATGTCCCTCCTTTTATTGTTGGTTTACTTGCTTTGACTGTAAACTCAGGTAAATCTTTATTTAATTCATCTTTATTTTTATCATAAGTTGATTTATTAGATGAAGAACTTGGCGGATTTTTTTCTTTCTCGTTGTTTTTTATTATAAAATCTGCAAGTTTTTTTGAGGTTTCTGACCCTAATTTTGAAATATCACTCCAACTCATGTCTTCTAAAAGGACTTTTCTAACGATTTCTTTAATCTTGTTTTCACTTATATATCTTTTTTCCATGTTCAAATATTATTAATATAAATATCCGTAAAAAAAAAATCACCGATTACTCAGTGATTTTTCTTGTAGGTTTGTATTTCCTTTTTCGTGTCTTGGTTCATATGGGCATTTTAAACATCCGTTGCCACAACAACT